CCACGTCCGTTACCTTTTGATGGCCGCTGTTGACGATTATGAACTCCTCGCCCTTGTTCGGCGGAGGTCGCTTGCCGTACTCCGTCATCACCCGTTTTCGCCGCATTCTGTTTCTCCCGTATCTCTGCTTCGGCTTTCTCCAGGAATGGCCGCATGTGGGTCTTGTACACCAAGTCAAAGTCGAACGTCTTGGCGAAGTTGCGCGCCTTCTGCTGCATTTCCTCGCGCAGTTCTCCGGCGCGCCAGAGTTGGTAGCACTGTTCGAGCGCCCTTGCGCCAGCGTCAATATCCGGCTCCGCCCAGAAGGAGTTTAGTGGTGTGAACCGCGTACCCGTAATCGGGACTTTCCAGCCAGCTCCAACAAGGTCCGAGGGAGCAGTGAAGTCAGTCGTTATGACGGGGGTTCCGCAAGCCTGTGATTCTAGTAACGGAATGCAGAACCCCTCACCCCTAGTAAGCAGCAGCATCACGTCGAATGAATTGTAGAGTTCAACCATCTTCAGGACCGGGATGCCGGCACTCAGGGTCCACATGTCGGGCGCGTGCAATTTGAAACCGAACGATTCCGCAATATGTATTAGGTCGTAGCCGCCATCTTCCCTTCCGGGAGAGGCGTGAACATACAGGATACTGTCCGGGTGCTTCGCATGGAACTTCCCAAAAGCAGCAAGTGTCGGGTACCACCCCTTTCGGTCTAGTGGCTCGATGTTCGTTCCAATGACGCCCACAACGAAGGTGTTGGCGTCGGTCTTGAACATTCCCTTGTTCGGTTGCCGAGGTCTGAAGACATGCGTATCGACACCGTGCGGGATGTAGGTCGCATTCGTTATCCCAACCCGTTGCATCTCCCGGAACCCGTGAGGACTCATTGCAATCGGATACGTCGCGTGTCTCAACCTGGCAACAACGTCCGAAGGAACAGGATCGTGGTCTATCGGTGTTATGGGCGCCCATGCCGTACCCAAGGCGGCGAGTTGCGCGCCAATGTTCTCCGGGAATGGCCAGATGTCAAACAGGGTAAACAGGATGTCTGTCTTGACCCGCTTCGGCCACTCCAGCATCCCGGCGGTGGCGTACTTGTCCGGGCCTCCCGGTACGTGCGTGATGCCGTTCCACGTTATGCCGGGCTGGTGAGTCGTCGTGAGTACGACACATTCATGTCCATCGTCAATCATGCGTGCGACGAAGTTCGCGGATTGGACACCATATCCCGTTGGGAAAAAGCAAGGGGCGCTATGCCATATACAACTAAGGGACATCCGCATTCTCCGGTGGCATCAATATCTCTCCCGTATCGCCCTTCCTGATCTGCTCATATGCGTACAGCGGCGCGAGCAGAAGGCCGCATTGTTCCGGTATCCAGACCTCAATCCCGCGGCCGTTGGCCATTCCGCACCAGAACGCCATCGCTTCCCTCTGGTAGATGTACTCGGCCTCAAGCGCGAGTTCTATTCCATAGACCTCGATCCGTTCAAACCCCTTGTAAATCGCCAGTGCCATCTGGTAGGCGAAGGTAGACGTAAATGCCTTTTCGATGGCATCCTCTCCTCGATACATATTCCCCAGGAGAGAGGATTGAATCTCTCGCAGGGGATACGGAATGCTTGAGGGGATGTCGTCAAATTGCCTCTGCATGTAGATGGGAAACGGATGTTCCTGCTTTAGCCATCCGTAGTGATCCCACCTGTGCTCCTTGCTATAAGACCATTTCGGGTGCAGTTGGAACCAGGCGGTTACACCCTCCCGCATCCACGACTTTCCATGCGTCTCGTTCGAGGACCAGACTTCACACTCCCCGTAGGGCGCCCATCCTCCAGTTGTGTAGGCCGACCCAACGAGCGCGACGGTGTTCTTTCCCTTTCGTTGATGTCTCAGCCAGTCCCCAAGTGCCGGGGGGCACTCTGGAGCAAGGGCATTCGCCTCGTCTTTCTCCAGTCCCTCATAGTGATCTGCCGATCCGTCCGCGCGCCTGACGATGCGAACCGGCGTCCCACAAAGCTTGCACTTCTCGACGGCGCTTGTGTCCATAACCGTAGGGGCGGGGGCGATGAACCCCCGCCCCGGCAGTCTATTCAGTTGTCGGGATGAACTTCTCATAGACGCTCATGGCCTCCAAGGGGAGTTGCTTCTCCTTGGATAGGCGCTTGAGGCTGCCCACGATGATGTCTGTCGCCTTCTCTCCGATGGGGATGTCGGCTTCGCCGTTTTCCTTCCACTCGGTGCGCCCCGTTGCGGGGTCGCTGGTGATGCCCCACGCTTTCAGTTCTTCCTCCGAAAAGGATAGGGCAAGCCGCAGGGCAGTAAGGACTTTGAGCGTTGCGTAATCCCCTTCTTTGGGAAGGACTTTCGAGACCACAAGCCTCTCAAGTATCGACAGGTTCATCCTTGTTCTCCTTAGTTCGAGCAGCTATCCGCAACCAGCGGGATGCGGTAGATGGCACTGGCAAGTTTGATCCTCAGACTTGCCGAGAACGTTGGGGTAGCCGTGACGGCATCCTTACAGAGCATCCCTTCCTGGGTGTAGTCGTCTTCGATCCACAGGAAGAACTCGGGGTACTGCGTGCCCTTGTGAGCCAGCATAGCCCCGAATAGACCCTGGTTGGCAGAGACGGTCGTGAAAGCACCGTCCAAGCCGCTTGCGATTGAATCGTCGTCCGAGTAGATCTTGACTCCAGCGCGGTAGGCCGGCGTTGCCCCGATCTCGTCCATGTAGATCACGATACCATTAACGTTCAGGCCCGTGACCGTCGGGGTTCCGCTTCCCACGATGTAAGCATAGAAAGCGGCAGTCTCAACGCCAGGTGTCCCGCCAAGGGTCATGTCACACGCGAACGCGTTGACTTGGGCACTACCAGAGAGAACGCCACTTGTCGTAACGTTGGCGTAGAACGGCTGGATGTAACCCGTGGTTACAGTCGTTGAATCTGCGATGGTGATGGAGAAGAAGTTGTGCGCGCCGTCGTCGGTGAACGTCTGCGCGTTCTTGTCGTACAGCGAGAGAGCAAGTCCATCATAGCCGGCCATGTTACGCCTCCTCGCTTACGGCGAACTCGCCGCGGTAGAGCCAGTTCTCGCTGGGTCTACCATAACCCCCGTACCACTTCCAAGCGAACGAGGTCCACTGGTCAGCAAGACCCTGTAGCTTCGGACCAACCAGCTCTCCAAACTCTCCGATTTCAGGAGCCCAGACTTTGACCAGAGAGGTCGGGCCTCCGAAGAGGATGAGATGGACACTGTCGTTGTTGTTGCAAACCGCCCCCGAGTCGTGGGAGAACCTCAGTCCACCGTTCGGCCCCTCGCCAATGATGACGAGTGCTGGACTGGTCCCCGAGACTACCTTTACCCGTTCATTGCCCGGATAGAAAGTGCTGGTCGTTTCCTCGGTACCGATGTTCAGCCAGTCGTTCTCGGCGAGGTTCGAGGTACTCGCTACTGCGATTGTCTTCGCCAGTCGTGCGGCAGCGGCGGTCAGGGTCGTGGCGATGGTGTTAGCAGTCCGGTCGGCCCCGGCCCCGTAGAACGTCTTGGCAAAGCCACTGGCAACGATTCGGAACGAGTGTAGCCGTCCGACTTCGTTGTTGAGAACCATCTCTTTGTCCTGGTACTGTGCGACGTTCAGGACGATGGTCCCGTTGGCGCCTCGGGCAATGTCGTTCAGAACGAAGTGGTCCATCAGAGCCACCCAGGAGGTCGGCTTACCTTCGCCTTCCCATCCTGGACATGAGAACTGACTCAGACGAGCCGCGACGTTCGCAAAAACGCCGTCCGAAGCATAGTGTGTCGTACTGCCTGCGTCCAGACTCGCCCGTGCGGCTGCTCGGTACACCAGAGACCCATTCAGCGCAGCCTCACCAGCTTTGAAGTCCACGAGGTCCATCATGTTCAGACCGACCTTCGCCGGTGAACTGGACCCGTAGTTGGTGAAGTACTGAATCAGCGCCTTTTGGGATGTCTGGATACCATCCCCGAACATATCCACGGTGACATCAGTGGACGCGTCTGCGAGTGTCTGGGGAAGAATGTCCGAAAGCTGACTCAGCGGGGTTGTGGTCACGTTCATGTCGCTGATGAAGCTGATCCGAACAGTTCCACCCTGTTTGAGGTCGGCCATCGACTGAGCAGCACCCGCGGCAGCCGAGAGACTGTCGACAGGTGAGGCCACAATGTCGTAGAACCGACGCCGCATAGCGCCTTGCTGATAGTCATTCAAGTACTGGATGCGCAGGCTGGACGTTAGCGTCCCACTCTGCGTGATAGTCATTTCAAACTCCTATGTTCATTTCAGGAGGCCGCGTTTCTTTGCCTCCTCTCGAAGTCTCTTTAGTTCCTCGGCCTTACCAACGGGTTGCTTCGAAGCCTTCTCGTACTGCTCCAGAAGCTCATCGTCGGTATCCGACTGTGTGACTTGCTTTCCGCCACCAGTCGCGGCCGCGCCGGGTCCGATGCTCTCGCCCTTGGCCTTCTTCCATGCGGCCTTCTTGGCGTCCTTGAAGGCGTCGTCCAAGGTGGTATAGCGTTTGCCATCCCAAACCTTGTGCAACTCTTCGTCGGTGAGTTCTACACCGGACTCGTCTTTGAGTTCATTCAGGAACTTCGCGGTTAGACTCTCGTCGTTCGCGGCGGGCGACCTGCCACGATCCCCACCGGAACTAGGTGCGGGGGAGGCTTTTCGTTCCTCCAGCATCTCGTCGAGGAGCATGTTGCGCGCGGCGAGTTTCACGTCCCCCTTCGCCTCGTCCAGAGCATCCTTGAATTGCTGGAGG